TTTGAAATTTAAAAACAAGTGAGCGACTTGCTCCCCTCTCTCCCAAACCATAAACCCTCCAATAGTTATCGTCAATGTCTTTTAGCCTTTCAATCTCATTGACAAGCGATTGCTCTAAAAATGGATTGTCTTTGTATGTTGTTTGATAAAACTCAACATCCTCTCTTGTTAGCACCTTGTCATAAATCCAATGGTATTCGTCTGATGGATTGTAGTCAATTATTATTTGCTCAGTTGTTCTAAACAATAATTGTTGCCAATCTTCAAAGTATAATTCGTTACACTCATTGACAAAAAGCAACTCCCTTTTGCGACCTCTAATTTTAGTCGGTTGATCCAATGAAATAAATTCAAATCTATTGCCATTTAAAAAATACTCGTGTGTAGATTTTCTGTGATACTCTTCTCTGTATAAATTGTATGACCTTAGAATCTCAAAGAAATCTCGCATCACAGTTGAACGAACTGCAGGAAATGTCTTGCGAACTATTGTGATTGTTTTCTTTTTGTTGTTTACTGAATAAGAAAAAATTAACCAAAGCAGGATGTTGTATGTCTTGCCTGATCTTGTACCCCCCTGTTCAACTATTATTTTTTTTGTTGCCCTTTGGAGATGCTTGTAAACTTTATTGGTCTGTATCTCCCTCATCAATTACTTTGACATGAAATAAATTGTCTCCATCTGCTCCTGTTATCTCTTGCCTTTCAATATATCCTCTTGACTTTCCTTTTGTCTTTAAATAGAATATTGTAGCAGAAGTACTGCCCTCTCCAATTTGTTTATGTAACTGACTCTCTGCATAGTCCAATGCTATATTTTGAATGTCATCAACCTGATTTCTGAACTCCTCATCCTCTTTCATCCATTCATAAAAAGTAGTCCTGCCGATTCCAACTTTTTTGCATGCTGTTGTTACGACTCCTAAAGATTTTTCCAATGCCTCAAGTATTGCTTTTTTATGGTGTTCGGTTTTGTTCATTTACAGGTTAAGTTTAATTGTGAACTCATTTGCTTTTCTCTTTACTTGTGAGATCATTGATGGGTATAATTTTATTAAATCCTTTATTGCTTTTTTTTCGATTTCAATTGTTCTATAGTCTTTGCATCCTCCATCTTTTCCCCAATGATCATTCTCCCAATGTAGATAACGGATTCCCAAAATCCCTCCCTTATCTCTAATGTGTCGTAAGCAGATTTCGTAATCTTCTTTGACTACAAAATTTTCGTCAAAATAGTATTCTCCATCATTTATCATTCCCATTAGTGACGCTGTTACATAGGTTCTTGTGAGTATAGGTTTGTAAGGGTAACTGCCTCGTGGACTGCTCTCTGTTCTTGTACCCCATATTTTAAAACCCATCTGCTCTGTGAGATCAAAGTATTTTAAAAACTCCTCTGCCCAAAATCCCTCATCTCTGACCTCAATTTTTTTTGTTTTTCTCTCATCTAAAAAATTATAGCCAACGTGTTTTGCATCATCATCTAACATCACAACGTATTGCTCATCTGTATTTTTAAGAATCCAATTTCTTGTCGGTGTAATTCCCCTGACCTCTTTCGGCACACAAACTATGTTTTTCACTAATCCCTTGTATTGGTGGTACTCACTTTCAGGAATAAAAAACGTACATATATTAGGCAGGATTTTATTTGTACTTGTTAGCCCTGCTCTCCCTTTACTTGGTACTGCTATTAACATCTAATCTCTTTTTAAAATCATCCCACCATAAAACACGCTCCAAACTAACTGCATCAAAGGCACTCCCTTTTTTATATCCTCCTCGTCTGACCATCTTTAACTGCAACATCTCTTTCAACTCCTCCCAATCAACGCTGTTGGGTTCTGCCATTATCAAAATGTATTCTTTCGGTGGCTCTAATTGAACGGACTGAGGCAACTCAATTTCATCCTCATCCTCCATTTTATCGATCTGATCATCAATTGGTAAATCCAATCCCCAATCCTCCAACAAATTTGCATCCCAATCATTTGCGAGTATATCCCAATCCCATTCTCCGAAACCGACATTGTCTTTTATCACAAACTCTCTCTCCTGCTCTTCTGTCAGTTCATCTGCTTGAATTATGTAAACCTCTTTCAATCCTGCCTGCACACTTGCTTTGTATCGCATATTGCCTCCCAAAATTACATTGTCTTTGTTCACAACAATGGGTCGTATCTTTAACATCTCAGGAAACTGCTTGATGCTATCAACGAGCTTTCCGAACTTAAAATCCTTGATCAAACGTGGATTGTCGACATTTGATGTAATAGAATTTATTTTGACTTTTTTAATGTTCATATTAGTATAACGCTTTTTTTATTTTATTTTATCGACATGACCTGCCAATTCTGCCTCTCTGACTTCTCTGTAATTTTCTGCTACAATATCGTGCACCTCATCAACCACACTTGTACTGCAATTCTCAATGACTGACTTGATGAATAAAGGCTTGTTTGTAGGGTTATCATTTATATAGAGAACATGATTGATTTTTTTATCTAACTCTTGATTGTAAAAGCTATATACATCAAAGCTATTGATGCTGTGGAGAATCGATGCATGGTTTGGTTTCCATCCTCCTAACTCAAAAACAACCTTTTGTATTTTAGCGTAAGTACAATGATCGTAAGTTCTGAGATAGTAATAAAAAGCAGCCCTTGCTTCAACGTACTCTCTTTTCCTTGTTTGTTTCAGAAAATCAAGTCCATTGAACTGCTCTGTAAATTGATCTCTTAGTATTTCGTATTTTCTCATAGTATTCCTTTAATTATATAATCATCCAATTGTGGTTCTTTGTCTTTAAAGAAATCTTTATAAATCTGAATGCCATATTGCACCTTGTCCTCTCCCTGTAAATAAAAACTCTCAGAGATTTCAAAAACTCCAATGTCCAACGATCCTTTGTCAATGACTAAAAATTTAAAATTCTCAAAAGGTATATTGAACAAATTGCAATATAAGTAAACTTGTATGTCATAACCATATTTTTTTGCTGAATAAGAAAAACCTTTTATATCGCTACAAGTCTTAATGTCGCAGATTCTGTTCTCTCCCAATATATCTGCCTTACCCCTGAAAGGCATTCCCATTACCTCTCCAATCGCAGGCACCTCAAACTCACTGTAGCTAATCAATTTATGAGCCGCCTCATTTTTCAACAAAGCATCGGCAAGCTTTTCTGCTGTTTCCCTCTCTGTCTTAGTATATACGAGTCCGAACTCTTCAACAGCCTCCTTGTACTTCTTTGTGTTTTTGCTTGCAACATCAACAAAATTTAGCTTGTCGAATTTCTGAGGTTCTAAGATCAATGTATGCAACAAAGCACCATCCCTCAACCCCTGACTTTCGCCTTGACCATATTTTTGTATATAATGATATTTTTTTGGACTATCAACAAGTAGTTTCAAACTACTACTGCTCAATGCTAATTGATTTAACTCTCCATAGTAGAAAACATCATCCTCCATCTTTTTAAGCAGAGGTTTGACCTCATGCTCTTCTCCATCTAAAAGCTTGATCCTATCCATTGAAGTATTTTTTGCTGACTCTTTTCCACCAATACGAAAATGCATAAAGCTGTGAAAACTCTTTCTCTGTGTATATTTCAACTTTGTTATTTGTTATAACCGAATAAACCCCACTCGGTAATTGTTTTATTATTTGATTCATTTTAAGTTATTTAGTTATTAATATATATAATATGCAAATTGCAATTCCTATTAAAGCTAAGTAAGTGAATTGATATTTTGATCTCATAACATGTCTGCTTCAAAACAAATACCACTACAAAATTGCCCTAATTTCTGAACTTCTTTTCCACACATTGGGCAAGTATGCTCAGGTTCTTCGTTATATTTTAACCAATCGCTGTACTCCATCTTTATTGCTTTTCTAACAGTTCATAAAGTGAAGAGTCATATCTATTGCCACCCCCTAATGCCTGATCCAAGCCATACGCTCCGTATGCTTTAAAGTGATCCCAATCGCTCGTACCTCTTATTGTATCCTCGATTAAAGCTTTTGCCTCTTCAATCATTTCTATTGCCTCTTGTATGTTTTCGTATTTATTCATTTTTATTGTCTTTTAATTATTCTGCAAAATATGTTCCATCTGTTTTAACGTAGAAAGCTTGACTCCCCTTTTCGACTAAAACCAAGTCGCCTGTAGCGTGAACATATTCAAAACCTTTGTTTTCTAATCTTGTTACTGTACTTTGTTGTTGTGATGTCATTACCATTTTATTGTCTTTTAGAATTATTTATAGTACAAAGATATTAAACTTTTTTAATAACACAAGCTTTTTTTTGTTTATCTTACAAATTGCTCATATTTTTTTACAATAATTTTTAAATCTTCATTCTCTTTTTCTGCTTTTCTTGCTCTCAAAATAGCTCTGTTTTTTTCCAACCTGAACTCACTCATTGATCGGTTATACATTTTTCTGTCTGTTTGCAAATTGCTAACGTAAAAAGCAATCTCTGTAATTGCCCTTGACATTTGTTCCAATTTGTCTGTCTTCTTTTTTTTAAGAGCAGACAAGACAAGAGCACCAAGCAACTCCATGTTGCCAAAGTACTCCATGTCTTTTAAGTTCTCAATTTTAGGATTCATTTGAAATCTCCTCAATCATGATCTCTTGCTTTTCTAACTCTTGCACCAAAACATCAAAAAGATATTCTGCTGCATCAAGTTTTTCTTTGTAGAAATCAATATCAAACTTTGTGTCTTTGATCTTTGTTTTTAAAATTTCGATTTTTGCTTTCATGTTATTTATATTTAATTATTAAATTGTTTCAGTTTCTACTGCTTCCAAAGTGAAAATCCCATTATCTCCACTAAACTGAATTGTATCATGCTCAATTCTTATACTACCCCCCTCGTGCATTTCTATATCCCAAAAGATTTCTGAGTGGTCGTGTTCTATCCAATCCCAAAGTTTATCCTCTAACTCTGATTGTTTTAAGTTTATTGAAACTAAAATGTTTTGTCTTCCTGATGTTGATTGAAAAAGTGTCATTTTTTCTGTCTTTTAAATTATTATAGTACAAATATAAAACGCATTTTTTAATTAAAAAAGTTTAATAACTATTTTTTTTTACTTTTCTTCTTTGCAAATGGATTTATGTTTTCCTTTTCATCTGACCTATTAACCAAACTTGCTTGACTTTCATCCAATAAATAAACCTCTTTTTTTATTTTACTCCCACTCCAATGTGTTGTCTCAGGAAAACGCTTGTTGAATATATTTAGCTCTTGCAACTTATTTAACCAAAACCAATAGCTCCCTTTTGGATCACTAACAAAGTAAATTTTGATTACTTTTTTTGGCAACTTCATTAAATTATCAAATCTTTTTTTTTCGAGCAATTTAGTTTCGTAGTAAGTTTTTCTGAACTTCATCTCAATTACGCACTCATCTCCTTTTGGTGTTTTTCCAATAGCATCGTAAGGTAGGTTTTTATCTCCCACCCACTCCAACTGCCAATCATCAAAGCCATTGTAAAACCAAATAAATGCTTTTTCAAATTTATTTGTTGATCTGATTCCTCTCATATAAGTCATTGATTTGTGCAATCCATTGATTTATGATTTTTGGGCTGCATTTGCAGGGTAAATAAAATGAGTGCTTAAAATACTTTGCGTGCAACTCCGATACAAGCTTGTATTCTATGTGGCTAATTTGTGATGTTGGGTTTGCCCTGAATTTTTCCCAATCTTCTAAGTCTAATTTGTCCATTTATCCAATCTATTTATTTTAATTTTATTGAGTTGCTTTTTTCTCCTGTCGCATCCGCAATCATCAATTCCGAAAATCTTTGTAATTTTTTTGACTAACCATTTGAT